CTCCCATAACTTAGAGATAGTGTTGAATTCTACTAACATAAACTTCTGGTGATCCCTCATGGATTGACCTCCTTTCCTCGTTGGTTGTTGTTTGTAGCTTCCTATTATGCCCCACCTCAGGGCATTTCGACCAGTAGCTAGCTGGTCTCATCAGATAGGATTTCCTGCAAGTAGTACTTCACCCTTTCGGGTACAGACGTCCACTCCAAGCGCTCTTAAGCGGCTCATAGTGGTTCGGGTGGGCCAGTTGCGGAGCGTGTTGACCATGACCAGTGCTAACCCGTTGCGCTGTACTGTGGCGATGTGGTGACCGTGCAAGAACACATCCGACCCGCCTGTACTCTCGACGAAGTCAACCCGCGTGTTGTCCTTTGACCAATCCCTAGCGCTCTCAATAGCCTCTAACATTTCCTTTTCGATAAGTCTCATTACACAATCCTCATTAGCTCAGCCGCTTTTTCTTCAGCTTGCCATTTAGTGTCAAACCTTACGATCTGGATGCCGTTGCACATCACGTCCCACATCTTAAGACCGCTCTTAACTTTCTCGACTGTAATGCTCATTTGTAGATTCCTTTTGGGTTGACTTCAGAGTTTAGCTTTCGTACGCCCCGTCTTTTCAGACTTAGTAGCGACTCGGTTATAAAATGTCGTACTTGGCATATGCTGCGGCTGTACGTGCAGCTCTATGGCCTCTGTTTAATGTTGCATCGTGTTTCATGTTTCGGCCCTCCGTAGACCTCTTCAGTGACGCGGTAGCAGCGCCATACATGAACCCCCATACATTACTTACTAAGTATCATCGTGGGCTGCATCGCCGCAGCCTAGTGCGCAGTGTGGCTATCCCCGCTGAACGGTTAAGACTCACACCCTGACCTAGTAGTTAACCTATGTTTAACTAGACTCCTTCCGGAGGGGGTTTCCCAGTCTATCCCTCTCGGGGCTGGCATCTGATTCAGGGCTCAGTAGGGCCGATGTAGTGAATCTTACGTGGTACTTTCGATCTTGTCAACCCTTTTAACGATCAGCTTGAAAGGCGATCAACTCTTGGTGGGTCTACCGCTGAACTTCCCGATGTGGGTACGTTCAGCCGATGAGTGCATATTAGGGCATGCAGACCATGGTGTCAACACCTATTAGAACTTTATTTATATTTATTTTATGGTAGTTGGCAGTACCACAATGTCTTATATTATGCACAAATAACTATCCTATAGATCAATACATAAGACATACATCACAGGGCTGGATGGGCATGGCATAGGCAAGGCATCGGATAGCGTTAGCGCTTGCCGCACGTGCCATGCTCCCGCATGCAATTGTTCCACGAATGTTCCACGAATGTTCCACGAATGTTCCACGAATGTTCCACGAATGTTCCACGAATGTTCCACGAATGTTCCACGAATGTTCCACGCTCGAGTGCGTTCCCTTTTGACACCCACTCACGCGATGGCAAGGGCGGCGGGGGGCCTGTGCGGACGCAGGAATCGGGGTGGTGCCGCTATCGCTTGCAAAAGACAGCTTTTGGGAAGCCTACGCACCAAAACAGTGCGCTCTAATGCAGGCAACAGGCTCGCCCAAAGCCCCGTATTTGCTTACTTAAGCAGACTACAGGCTCGCCATAGGTACTAAAGACCGGATGTAACGTAAAGGTTACACCAAAGACCCTGCAATTGCCAACTATTACCGCTTAGTAAGGAGCAACATACCCCATTTGCCCCAGATTTACCCATAGGTATAAGGACAACAAACGTACTAACAACAATAGCTATACTAAAGCCTAGCTTAAGCCAAGCAACAAGTTACAATAAAGAATTAATAATTTATTTAATCCTTGTAGTCTAACTTAAGCTAGACTTAAGCTAAGCTTTAGTATATCTATAGTACGAGTCCACCCAACAATGGCAGTCTCTAGTCTAGATCGGATTCGTCGTGGTCGAAAAGACCCCTAGCACCGTCCCTATGGAGTATGCTGCCTACATTACAGCTAAGGAATCTAGTATGTCGGAGTCGAAAGAGGAGTCGAAAGAAGTTAAGAAGGGTCGGCCCAGTAAGAAAGACCTAGAGTCTACTACCTTAATGACTAAAAGAGAGCAAGCAGCAGCAATCAAGGAGTACAGACAGCGACTGCTTCTACATCCGGGGTCACCTAAACTAATAGACAAGCTATTCAGCACAGCTTTTGATGACGAAAGTCGTAATCAGGCAGTAGCTATGAAGATATTAGCGGATCGTGTCCTTCCAGCAGCAGGGTTTACCTTCGACGGAAAGACAAATAATCAAGTAAGCATTAACATTACTGGTCTTAACGACCCTAGTTCTGGGGTCACTATTAGTGGGTCGAGCGGAGAGGTAGAGGATGAAGACGTGCACGATATGTAAAGAGAGTCTTGAGCTTTCTGCCTTCAATAAACAGAAGAGTCGGAAAGACGGACTTCAGACTGCTTGTCGTAGTTGTCAGAAAGAGCTGAGGGCTGCTAACGCAGAGACACACAAGAAGGCTACAGCGGCTTGGTGTGAAAACAACAGAGAAGCTCGAAGGGAGATGCTGAACAAAGCTTCCCGCAAGTGGAACAAGAACAACAAAGCAAAGAAGAACGAGCTTACGGCCAATCGAAGGGCTGGGCTACTAAAAGCTACTCCTGCGTGGGCAGATAAATCAGCCATATCCTACGTCTACCACGCAGCACAGGTCTTGGAGAAGGAGTATGGAACCAAGTGGGAGGTGGATCACGTTGTTCCTCTTTCTAGTGATGTCGTCTGTGGTCTACACACAGCTGATAACCTACAGCTTCTCAGCCGAACAGACAACGCAAGAAAGTCAAACGAGTGGTTCCTATAGAGAAAAGATTAATGAAGCTTTCTTGTTAGGCGCTACAAAAGAATCGCTTCTGATACTATGCAGAGGTTATGTACCCTGCATGGAGGCAGTAGAGCATGAAAGTAAACTTGTCGTTGATACCATGGCAAGAGAAAGTAATAGCAGACCCGGCTCGATTTAAGGTAATCGCTGCTGGTCGTCGATGTGGTAAGACACACTTCGCGGCTGTTACTCTTATCTTAGCGGCACTGGACGGTAACCCCGGCGGTGTCATGTACGTAGGGCCTACTCAGGGACTCGCAAGAGACCTGATGTGGGATAAGCTGTTTGAGCTGGCCGGGGATATTATTGAATCCTCTAACGTGAACAATCTAGAAGTAGTCTTAGCTGGTGGTAATAAGATAGCCCTCAAAGGTAGTGATAGACCCGACACGCTACGAGGCTACAGCTTAAAGCACTTAGTCCTAGATGAGTTCGCATTCCACAAGGAGGGAGTCTTCGATACTATTCTCCGGCCAGCTCTTGCAGACCGTAAGGGTACAGCCTTATTCATCTCCACACCAGAGGGACGTAACAGCTTCTATGACGTCTACAAGAATGGAGAGACGAATAAGACAGGCTGGAAGTCATGGCACCTGACGTCGCTAGACAACCCCTTGCTTGACCCCGAGGAGCTAGCAGCCGCCAAGGAGACTATGGCTGGGTGGCAGTACCGTCAGGAGTTCGAGGCATCATTCGATGCTAAGGGTTCTGAGTACTTCGATCCCGAGGCCTTTAAGTACTACAACGAACTCCCTAAAGAAACTTATGATTACTACATCGCATTGGACTTAGCTGGATTCGAGACAGACAGAGGCAACAAGACCAAGCGAAGAGACGACTCAGCTATGGCTGTTGTTGCTGTAGACTACAGAGGCACGTGGTTTGTAGAGGAGATCAAGTACGGTCGGTGGAGTCTAGACGAGACAGCCCAGAACATATTCGAGGCAGTCGCTAAGTACAAGCCCGTTAAGGTCGGAATAGAGAGAGGCATTGCACAACAGGCTGTGATGTCCCCACTACAAGACATAATGAGAAGAACAGCCAGAGTCTTCTACATCGAGCTATTGTCCCATGGTAACCAGAAGAAAGAAGACAGAATACTATGGGCCTTACAGGGACGACTAGAGCATGACAAGATTGAATTTAAACGAGCTGATTGGAACCTCGAAGTTGTGGATCAAGCTTCAGCCTTTCCTTCTAAACTCGTACACGATGACTTACTTGATGCCCTTGCTTATATTGATCAGCTGGCTCAAGTCCCTTATAGCAGCGGCCTAGACGTCCAAGACGACTACGAGCCATTCGATGATGTCGCAGGATACTGACACAGGATTTATTATGAACGACAACCCCCCTATAGCGACGTCCTCCAGACAGCCCTTCTTTGAAGGTGTAGACGGAAAGGCAATAGCCAGCTTAGTCGCTGACCTTACTCCTGTTGTAGGGGAAGGAAAAGCAGCGGTAGAGGCAGCACAGGCACTATACGCAGGAGACTACGAAGAAGCCGCATTAGCTTCCATCGGTATAATTCCTGTGATAGGCCCTAAAGCAAAGGCAGTAGCCAAGATGTATAAAGCGAATAAGGCAGCCACAAAAGGCGGTAAGACAGATCAAGCTCTTGATGTCCGTCCTGTTTCGCTATACAAAGAAGCAGACACTAAGAGAATGGTTGCTGACTTCAACGACGACAAGATACCACCCGGTCTAGTACAGGGTATGGAAGAGTCAGGCTTTGACATGGCAGAAGACGCCGCAGGCTCTATGAAAGAGTTAATACAAGTCCTTAAGAAGTCTCCAGAGGAACTAGCAGACGCGGATCAATGGTCTAGGAAAGTTCTTTATCATGTTGGTCGAACCTACGGAATAAAGTAAACAGGATACTAACTATGGATGATATATTTCAGGACGATGTAGAAGGACACAAAGAAGACCTAGCAGCTTGGGTCAGTGCTAAGGTACAAGAGTACCGAGACCACTACCAGTCTAACTACGCTGAGAAGCACGACGAGTACATGCGTATCTATCGTAACCAGTGGGCTAAGCAAGACAGCTCAAGAGACACAGAGAGGTCTCGGCTCATTGCCCCTGCTACGTCGCAGGCGGTGGAGTCCAACGTAGCAGAGGTAGAAGAAGCCACCTTCGGAAGAGGGAAGCTCTTTGACATCAGAGACGCGGTAGAGCAACAGGACAACCCACAGGCACTGGCTAATATTAACTACCTCAAGAACAAACTACACGATGACTTCGCCCTAGGACGCATACGCTCCTCTGTTGCTGAGGTACTTGTGAACGCAGCAGTGTTCGGCACAGGCATGGCTGAGATCGTTCTGGACGAGGTAAAAGAACTCAAGCCATCTGAGCGTCCTACTATGGACGGCGCAATGACAGAGTACGGCGTTGAGGAAACCTATCGTCCTCTCGTTAAGCTCAACCCCGTAATGCCTAAGAACTTCTTGATTGATCCTTACGCTACCAACGTAGATGACGCACTCGGCGTAGCAGGTAGATGAGTTCGTTAGTCGGCACGTTGTTGAGGAGCTACAGGAGCAAGGGGTATACTTAGACGTATACGTAGGTAACTCAGTAACAGATACAGAGATACAGATAGACCCCATGGAATCCCAAGAGGGTGACAAGATCCGTCTGACTAAGTGGTACGGTAAGGTCCCAAGGGAGCTACTACTGGAGCACGCTGACGAGGAAGACATAGAAGAAGAGAGTCACTACATAGAATCCGTTGTTGTATTAGCTAACGAGGAGACAATCCTTAAGGCTATGCCCAGCCCCTATATGTGTAAGGATCGTCCTATTGTGGCTTTCCAGTGGGATATTGTACCTAGTCAGTTCCATGGCCGGGGTGTCTGTGAGAAGGCATACATGAGCCAGAAGGCTTTAGATGCTGAGCTACGGGCGCGTATCGACGCACTTGCACTGACTACGCATCCTATGATGGCAGTAGATGCCAGCCGTATGCCTAGAGACAAGAAGCTAGAGGTACGACCCGGACGGATGCTACTCACTAACGGTAACCCCGCCGAGGTACTCCAGCCCCTTACGTTCGGCAACCTCAATGCTATCACCTTCCAGCAGGGCGCACAGCTCCAGCAGATGGTGAGTCAAGCAACGGGATCAGCCGACCAGAGCATGGCTCAGGTACAGAATGACGTAACCGCTGCTGGCATGAGCATGTCCCAAGGGGCGCTCATTAAGCGACAGAAACGTACGCTAGTGAACTTCCAAGAGAACTTCTTGATACCGTTCATCCGTAAGACAGCGTACCGTTACATGCAGTACGACCCCGAGAACTACCCAGCAGTGGACTACACCTTTGTTCCCTTCAGCTCCTTAGGCGCTATGGCGCGGGAGTACGAGGTAGCTCAGTTGAGTCAGATACTACAGGTTATACCGCCTGAGTCGCCTGCTCATGCTGCTATTGTCAAGGGCATTGTGGATCACCTCAACGTTTCTAACCGAGAGGAACTCATAACCGCTATCGAATCCGGGCAGCAAGGGCCATCGCCTGAGCAGCAGCAAATGGAACAGCAGCAACAGCAAGCACAGATGGGTCTCATACAGGGACAGATAGATCTGCTTACTGCTCAATCCATGGAAGCAGGATCACGGGCGCAGAAGAACCACGTAGAAACGCAGCTCATGCCGCAAGAGATGACCATGAAGTATTCGGACATCGACGGCGACGGCGCAGCAGACGACAAAGAGTTCGAGAGAAAGATACGACTCAGCGAGATGCTCCTCAAAGAGCAAGAGCTACAGCTGAAGCAAGACATCGAACTCGAAGGAGCCAAGGGTAGAGCAGAAGCTGAACTCATCAAGTCACTAGAACAGGGACTAAGCAATGGAGCAACTAACAATGCTGGCCCTTCTCAAGCGGCTCCAGCAGCAGCTCAATGAAGTAACAAAGAAGGAGGGGCCTTCCGGGCCTGCGGGATCTAATGGGCCAGTAGGTCCTAAGGGTGACGCAGGCTCATCCGGTAAGCAAGGCCCTCAAGGCCCTAAGGGAGACAAAGGATCTGATGGGCCTAAGGGCGCTGATGGTGCGGATGGCCCTGCTGGTGAGACTGGAGTAGGCGTTGAGAGCGTCTCACAGGCCGCTGACGGGGATCTAGTCTTTACCCTTACCGATGGCACCGAGGAAGTCGTAGAGTTCCCCCTAGGGCTTTACACGGCCTCTGAGAGCCATACGGTAGTGGTGGCAGGCCAAGGACCAAACGGAAACGGACAAGGAGGCCCTAGCGGACAAGGCGGCAGGGACGTTAATGTAGACGGTGGAACGGCGGCGTCTATATACTTATCAACCCAGCTAATAAACGGAGGCAAGGCATAATGGCTGACATTATTCAGATCAGGAGGGACACTCAGGTACAGTGGCTGGCCGTAGATCCTATATTAGCACAGGGCGAATTCGCAGTAGAGACAGACACTAATCAATTCAAGATCGGAGATGGCTCTTCCGTCTATAGTTCACTTGACTACGTAACTCAAGGACCCCTAGGTCCCGAAGGCCCTCAGGGTCCCGAAGGCCCCATAGGCCCCATAGGCCCCATAGGTCCCGAAGGCCCCGAAGGAACCGGAGACACTGGCCCTCAGGGAGACATAGGCCCTCAGGGTCCCGAAGGTCCCGAAGGCCCTCAGGGAGACACTGGAGACACTGGCCCTAAGGGAGACACTGGAGACACTGGCCCTAAGGGTGACACTGGAGACATAGGCCCCGAAGGCCCTCAGGGAGCTGGAGACACAGGCCCTAAGGGAGACACTGGAGACACAGGCCCTAAGGGAGACACTGGAGACACAGGTCCTGCCGGGCCAGCAGAGGTTTCTACTGACGCTGATAACTACGCAACTCTAGGCACTGACAATAAGATATATGTACCTACTCCTGTAGATACTTCAGCAAGCTTATCTCTCCAGTGGATGTTTAGGAACCCTCTGGGCAGTGCACCTGAGCCTAATTACTTCTCTACTAACAACGTAGACAACGGATTAGTCACTGCGCTTAACGTGTCTTATGTTGCGTTTCCTAACAGAGAAGTCGCTAACTTGCTTGGTGAGCTAAAGACAGGAGACAAGATATATCTACAGCAAGGCACTGACGAATCAGCCTACGCAAACTTCGATCTGACAGGGGAAGTAATAGACAACGGAACGTACTACACAATCCCTGTCTCAGCCTATGACAATGGCCCTGATGAGTTCGAGGGTCAACAGCTATGTTCCTTCCTTATCTTTAGGACTGCTTCTGAAGGTGGCGCCGGAGGCGGAGGCTCTGACGAGAATGCACTGTCCTTTGCCAAGGGTGCAGGTCTAGCGGTAGAGCAAGGTTTACTGGCAGCAGACGGACAACCCGCTAAGACGGTACTAGCCGTTGGCCCTACGAACACAGGTAAAGTCCAAGGCTGTAGCTTAGGCGGCGGTAACGTGGTCGAGGTCTACGCCAGTGGTGCTGACTTCAACGCAGGCACTGTACTGTACCGTGAGTTCATGGGTGCAGGTGAACCTATCTGCTTTACGGGCCTGAGTACCGGCGCAATCATAACGTCTACTCAAGGCTTCTATGGCATGAGCGAGCAGCTAAACGGAAGTTTTGAAAGCCCTATGCCGCTGCTAAGTCTAGGCTTGGCGTTCACAAGTACGTTTGTTTACTGCTTCCGAAACTCACAAAGCTTCCCCGGATCGGGTGCCAGCACAGGGCAGATCACGATTATTAACGGTGCTCTCCCCTCTACGGTGACATTCACTAGGAACGGCAACGAAGTTGGAGGTCAAGCCCCTAGAGACTTAGCCCCCTTTGAGGCTTGCTACTTTTACAGTGACGCTAACGGCGAGTTTCTAATCGAAGCTACAAGCCCTGTCATGGCGTGTGTTCAAGCCTACATGGGAACTAACCCACCCTTAGAAGTTGGCGATCCGGGGGATGCTGGTCAACGATTCTATGACGCACGTTTGGTTATGCCGCTGACTAATGACGGTATGACATGGCCGCGTTCTGGATTCGTAAGTGCGCCCTATGCGGGTACGGAGTCTAAGTATTACGTGCGCGATGGTGTGACTGGAGACTTCCCAACGGTAAACCCCGGCTCTCCCGTAGACTTCGACGCTGGTGGTAGCACAGGCGCAGCCGACCAAGACTACGAGCCAAGGGGCTGTACACGCCTAAGGGTAGCAGGTCTAGTATCAGCCTACTCTGGCGCGGACTCAGCGGGTCTTGAGGCATCACCTATGATTCCTGTAAGCGCTATGTCTCAGGTTGTAGCTCAGCCTTTCACTATTGCTGACAACGGTGACGGAGGTAACTCAGGTGTCGCTATTGGCAGTCCCTACGAGGGAACCGCTAGGATTTACCAGTGGAACACAGCGACAGGCGTTGCTGACTTAGCCTACACAGTACCGCTAGGTAGAGGTGACGCAGGGCAGGGTATAGCCCCAACGGCACCGGAGGATCAATACATCCCGTGTGCTGGCTTGGTAGCTAACGAGACAACACTGGGCGCTACTGATCCCTCAGTGATTGAGCTGGTAGGCACGTTAAACCCCGGCTATATCGTAGCTGATGTGCCTATTACGGTGGTTGCTCAGAACGGCGACCCCGGCACGATCCCACCAATACGCTCTCAGAATGGCACAACCACTCAAGGCATTGTCTCGGACGATGACGAGACTCTGATGCTTGGCTGGACGCCACCGCAGAAGAAGGCTGAGATCACTGAGGATACTGATGGATTTACCCGCAAACGAGTGCTTGATAACACAGGCACACCAACATGGCCTCTAACCTGAGGCTTTAACTAACGACCCTAAGGATAATCGTTATGAAAGATTTTGTTAAGACCAGCCAACTAGAAGACGTAATCACCCAGATGAACGGAGTCTTTAAAGTCCTAGAGGCACGAATAGATAAGCTGGAAGCCGAGAAGGCCAAGCCAGTTCTTTCGCGTGTCAAGAAGGATGATAAATGAAATTCTATGAAGACGCTAGAGATATGTTCATGTCTCAAGGCTGGAAAGACTTTATTGAGTCAAAGCAGGAGGACATCGAGAGTGCTCGGATTGAGAACATCTCTGATGAGAAATCCTTCTGGATGGCTAAAGGTTCCTTGTATATCCTCCACCAAATAGTAGGATACGAGAACTACATAAAGCACTTAGAGATGCAGGAGGGAGACGATGCGTAAGATCTTTGATGCACGTTGTTCTTCTTGCGACACAGTATTTGAAACGTTTGACAGACTCGACGCAATGGTACGGTGCGATTGCGGCGGGGAGGCCAAGCGGATCATAAGCCCCGTTCGTTCTTTGCTTGATGGCGCTTCAGGGGATTTCCCCGGAGCTGCTATTAAGTGGACTAGAGACCACGAGCGTAAGGCAATCAATGGTGGACAACGCTAATGCACCCACCTTTTAATTCCACAATCCTTATTGGACGGAGTATCACATGGCACGAATTGTAGACTTTGAAGTTGAAGGCGAAGACAACCAGAACCCAGAAGAGACTGTATCAACGGTTGACGAGATGGAAGCAGCGACGGCTGAATCTCCTGACGTTGAACAAGAGGTAGAGGCTCCTGAGGCTACTGATCTTCCTGACAAGTATCAAGGTAAAAGCGCTTCAGAGCTGGCAGAGATGCACAGTAATCTTGAAAAGCTCATGGGCAAACAATCACAGGAAGTGGGAGAGTTAAGGAAAGCTTTTGACTCTATGGTACAGGACAGTATTGTTACCCGTAACGTGGCGCAATCTGCACCGGAACCTGAAGTCGAAGACATTGACTTCTTCACTGACCCGAAGGCGGCTATTGCTAGAGCAGTAGCTAGCGATCCTACTCTACAGCATGCTCGTGTTGTCACGGCTGAGATGGCTAAGAAAGAGGCACTAGCTTCTCTCCAGACTTCTCATCCAGACATGCGAGAAGTTCTCTCTGACTCTAAATTCCAAGAGTGGGTAGGCGCAAGCAAGATCCGTACGCAGCTGTATCAGTCAGCGGATCAGAACTACGACTACGAGTCAGCTAATGAGCTTATCTCTCTCTGGAAAGAGCGAGCGCAGGTTGTTAAGCAGACAGCGGCTGTAGAGAAACAAGCACAGAAGCAAGAGATCAAGAAGGCCGCTACTGGTTCTTCACGCTCTAATCCTTCTGGTCAGACAACGCGGAAGACATATCGTCGGCGCGATATTATCGAACTCATGCAGAAAGACCCAGCTCGATATGAAGCTATGCAGCCTGAAATCATGAAGGCGTACGCTGAGGGCAGGGTTAAGTAAGCACTCTAACCTTTAAGGAATATTATTATGGCACTTGGTTCAACTCACGTAACTAACACAACCGCAGCTACTTTCATCCCAGAAATCTGGAGTGACGAGATCATTGCTTCTTACGAGAAGTCATTAGTTGTTCGTCCTCTTGTCCGTGCTATGAGCATGGTAGGCAAGAAAGGAGATACGGTTCACATCCCTAAGCCAGATCGTGGTTCAGCTAACGCTAAGGTTGCAGAGACTCAGGTAACTCTGAATGCTTCTGCTACTGACGAGCTAGTTGTTACTATCGACCAGCACTTCGAGTACTCACGATTCATTGAAGACATCACTGATGTACAGGCTTTGTCTTCACTTCGTAAGTTCTACACTGAAGACGCTGGTTACGCTTTGGCACTTAACGTTGACTCAGCTTTGATCGCTGAAGCTAACTCTGGCCTTACCGCAAAGCACGTCTTTACGGCAGATGGTCTGGGCGCTTCTGGTGGCGCTGCTACTGCGTTCAGTGATGCAGGCATCCGAGAAGCTATCCGCATCTTAGACGATAACAACGTACCCGGAGACAACCGTGTTATGGTTATCTCTCCTTCAGTCAAGCGTGACCTGTTGGGTATTACTAACTATATCTCTACTGACTTTGTAACTGGCAAGCCTGTTGAAACTGGGCATGTTGGTTCTTTGTACGGCGTAGAGCTATACGTTACTACTAACCTCACTGGTTCTGCTGGCGAAGCTAACTGTTTGCTTATGCACAAAGACGCATTGGTCATTGCTGAGCAACAGGGCGTACGTACTCAGACACAGTACAAGCAAGAATGGCTTGCTGATCTCTTGACGGCTGACACCTTATACGGTGTTGAGACTTACCGTCCAGAGAATGGCGTAGTTATCGCTGCTGCTGTATAAACAGGTGGCCCCTTCGGGGGCCGCTTTCTTCTGTTAGTCCATTGCCCAACAGTGGGCTTACACAAGAATTCAATTGGAGAAATTAATGTCCATTAACTATACGCCCATAACAGACTTCCTCGTTAAAGACACCCTCCCTAAAGAAGACCCAGATAAAGTAATCTTAGGCGCTGACTTCTCCGGAGAGTTCGAGGCTATCTCAACGGCTTTCCTAGGCGCAGCTTCTGTATTAGATCCTACCTTCTCAGGTACAGTTACGTTCGACGTAGGCGTAGGCAACAGCCTTACTGTTGATACGCTGACAGCTAAAGACATTACTGTGACGGGCGTCCTGAGCCTACCCGGCGGTGACGTAGCTACCGAAGACTACGTAGATGATAGAATCAACGAAGCTGTACTGGCTCCTATTACAGACCTAGGCGACTTGGCTGACGTCAACGTAGCAGGTGTGACAGATGGTGAGACGATCGTATGGGATGATACTAACAGCGAATGGATACCTTTAACTGGTAATCTGTTCTTAAACGTAGACGCTAACAGCGTTAAGTCTGACAGCTTCGTAGAGACACACAGCGTAACGACTGGTGTTCTAGGACTGTGATGTATCTAACATCTTCTCAGCTGTACTCACTGCACCTACAACGTTCAGCTTCACCAACGTACCAGCAGTAGATGGCGCATACGCCTGCACCTTAGACCTCACAGCAGCAGGTAATGCTGTCACGTGGCCTACTGGAATCGTATGGCCTGAAGCAACTCCTCCAACGCTCAGCGCAGGGAGGGATATTATTGTATTCTTTACCCGTGACGCGGGTACTACATGGAACGGCTTTGTCGCCGGACAGGAGATGGGATGAGTATTTCACGGAAGCTAATGACAGTAGGCGGCGATAAGCCTGTATATGTGGATGATGTATTTGCAGCTGTTCCATACAAAGGGAGCGATAAGGCCACCCGATGGACTCCTCCGCTTCCGATAGATGCGCCAACTGTTACAGCCTATAACTCCAGCGCTCAGTTCAACGACGACGGTACGCTGCTGTTCATACTTAACAAGCCTGCCAACTACGAGATAGCTACGCTAGCGCTTCCAACACCCTATAGCCTAGAAGACGCGGCACTCATACACTCTGGAGATCCAACAGGAGGAGCGGAATCAATAAGTGGCCTGCCAAACGGAGGGTTCCAGTTCAGCCCCGATGGTTTGACCTTAGCCATTAGAAGCTCTAACAACTACTACACAGTACCTCTCGCCACAGCGTGGGACTTAACTACAGCTGGTACGCCTTCAACCGTTACGTCCATCACAGGCAGCGACACCAGAGGGTTTCTTGTAGTGCCTGACGGATCAGGCTTTATAACTCAGCTAATAGGCTCATCAGGAGACCGAACACTGGACATATACGACATGTCTGTTCCATGGGACTTCAGCACCGCTACACTCAGCAGGAGCCAACTTAAGAATAGGATATCTAATTCATACTACTACGTAGCAGCTTGGAGCGCTTCTGGCTACTTTACGTCATGCGCCGCAACAACCGGAGGCGCCGTCATAGAGAGCCATGGAAAGGCAGCCCCTTATGTACTATCTACTGGTACTTCTACAAGCTGGGATAATAGCGACGGTTCAGGACATCGTAACAACTCAGCTCAGACAGTAGGTATACTCCATCTCCCCGACAATCGAACATGGTTGGAAGTAATGAGCGATGGTAGCTCCTACTGGCGTCAGCAGCTGAATATAGAGAATGGTACTGAGCTAGGTGTTGCTACTACGCCTATCTCATCTACTGTAGACTTGGCAGAGCGTGGCGGTATGTCATGGCATAAGCGAAGAGATATAGCAGCTGACTACAGGATCTTTGACACTGAGCGTGGTAATGCAAACTTCTTAGAGTGTAACACAACAGATGCCGAAGCTTCGACATATCAGCAGTATGCCGAGCCTCTTGTAGGCGGTGGTATGGGTGTCACAAAAGAAGAAGGTCAACTGAACAATCAAGCTGGAGAGTATATCAACTGGCAGTTCGCTAAGCAGGAAGGCTTCTTCGATGTCGTGACGTACACTGGTAACGGTGTAGCTGGGCGTGAGATAGCTCACAACCTCGGTAGTACACCGGGGATGGTTATTGTTAGGGCTACGAATAGAGACCTGAACGCTAGGGACTGGATGGTGTATCACAGGTCGCTTAATGGAGGAACCACCCCAGAGAACTACTTCATTAGAATGAACCTCACAAACGCCGAGAGCGCATCATCGGCTGCGTGGAATAACACAGCACCCACAGCAGCGGCGTTCACTCTTGGAAGTTCAAACGACACCAATGAAAACGGATATGAATACGTAGCCTACGTCTTCGCAGATGACGCCCCCATGTTCGGCCCTGATGGCGACGAGAGCATCATCAAGTGTGGGAGCTATACGGGCAATGGAAGCGATAATGGCCCTGAGATAGACCTTGGCTGGGAGCCACAGTGGTTGCTGATTAAGAATACCTCCTCCGCCGAGTACTGGGTAATGATAGACACCATGAGAGGCGCTACGGCTGCTAGGGGATATGACAGCGTTTTGTATCCCAACGCAAACGACGGAGAGGCAGAATGGCGAGCAGTGTGGCCGAAAGCAACAGGGTTTCAGATTAACGATTCTGGAAGCAAATGGAATACCTCTAACGACAACTACATCTACATGGCAATCCGCAGGCCCAACAAGCCAGCAAAGGAGTTCGAGCCGGATGAGTTGTTTGCTGTTGAGGAAGCTACTGGAAGCGTATTGCCTCAGTTCAAGTCAGGGTTTCCTGTGGACTTTGCATTTAGAAGGAGTATCAACGGGGCTTTGGACACGGATACATCTGCTCGGCTCATTCAAGGCACTGGCCTCAAAACCAACACGACTGCTGCAGCCGAGACAAATGCTGGCTCTGCGTACTTTGATTTCATGAATGGGTGGAGGGACAGTGGTGCGGATAGCTCAACGCTCCTTTCATGGATGTGGAGACGCGCCCCCGGCTTCTTCGATGTGGTGACGTATGAGGGTGATGGCGTGGACGATAAGGTAATCCCCCATAACCTTCAAGCAGTTCCTGAAATGTTCTGGATGAAGTCTTTAAGTACTACTGGGGATTGGTTTGCTTATAACAAAGACCTTCCTTTAGGATTTGGCGATAACTACAGTGGATATTTATCCCTAAACTCAACAGACCAAGCAAGCGTTTCATCAGCAATCCGCATGTCAGGACTGACAGATGAGAGTTTGATGTGTAGTCCTCAGACGGGAATGAACCAACTGGGAGTAGACTACATAACCTACCTCTTCGCCTCAGTGCCCGGCATCTGTGACATCGGTAGCTACACAGGGACAGGCGCCGACAGAGACATAGACTGTGGTTTCTCCAACGGGGCTAGGTTTGTGTTGATTAAGAGGTACGAAGGTCAAGCAGGCTCTTGGTATTACTTCGATACGGTGCGAGGAATCGTTACTCGAAGCTCTCCTACCTTGTATCTGAACGACACTCAGGCTCAGGCTACTGATCCTAAGACGTCAATAAGCCCCTTACCTGCTGGCTTCTCGCTTCTTAACTCACTGGATGGTGAGGCCACTAACTACCTAAACACCACGGGCCACAAATACATCTACATGGCAATCGCATAAGGAGTAATACATGAAGTACAGAAAGAGAACGGATGGCTCCTTAACGACTAAGAGCCAGCTGATAGCAGAGAACTCCAACACGAGTCTACCTAAGACATGGACAGCAGCAACGCTGGACTTCCTTAAGGTAGATCCTGTGTTGGCTTCTCCTAAGCCCACCCTTGGTGAGTTCGAAGTAGCTGTTGCAGCTGCTCCTGTATTCGTCGAGGGTAACTGGATGGAGGCGTGGACTGTACAGCCTATGTTCGTGGAGTACACGGAAGAGGTTGATACTGACGGAGTTAAGACTGTAAAGATCGTGACGGTAGCTGAGCAAGAAGCAGCCCATACAGCCTCTAAGCTGAACACACTACGTCAAGGCATGGTCATCACGATGCGTCAGTGTCGCTTGGCTCTACTAGGCGCTGGCTTACTAGACAACGTAGACGCAGCTATCGCTACACTACCGGAGCCGGACAAGTCAGCAACCACTATCGCATGGGAATACGGTGCAGTGGTTGAGCGACTGTCTCCTTTTGTTCTAAGTATGATTCCCCTTCTTGGTCTTACTGATGCAGAGATTGATAACTTGTTCGAAGTGGCGGTGACGTTATGAACCCGATGGATAAGTACAACCAGCTAATTAATGGTATCAACAACCCCGGCTCCTTAGACAAGGGGCTGAGCTTTGGCCCACATGGCGGTATGTTCGGCAGCATAGCACCTAGTCAAAACATCAACCCCGAACGGGACAACCCTAACGGATACACAGGTGTTTACGATAGGAACACAGGCGCAGGGTTCCACGGCAGTACTGCACACTTCAACACTGTGGGATTCCCGCAGATGAATGCTCAGTCCACGTTTAACCCTGAGTGGGGCGTAGACCAGAACCCAGAGACAGGTAACTTCGGACTGCCTAGTAGTCCTTATGAGACAGCAGCAGATGTTCCTTCAGCTACAGACCCAGCTGGAGAAGGCTACACAGAAGACGGCATACCTTGGAACACAAGCAATGGTAACGGGAATGACGGGAACACGGGCAGCAAGGGTACTCCATTCTTAGACGCATACATGAGAGCACGCGAGGCGTCTAAAGCTACAGGTGCAGTTACTTCTACAATGAAGAAATACATAGAGGAATAACAATGGAAGACACAGGTCTTGAGAACGAACTACTGAGCACAGAGACTGAAGACCTGCCCTCTGATGAGGAACGGACTTACACGATGATACTCCACGATGAGACTGGAGACAACGCCGTAAGCCTATACGGTAACACAGGAGAAGATAAACAAGACCTGAGCTGGGAACCGACGCAGGTAACTGAGTCAGAGTTGTCTGAAATCTTTAGCGGGAGCGACAACCTCCAGAATACCTTCGGATCGTTTGACAACTACATGTCGTACATCGAAGAGTCCTCCGAGATGATTGAGTCTCAGGACTGGTTCTCTGCTGAAGGAATAGACAACCGGGGCACTGGGGAGATCATAGGCGAGGGAGAAGACTTCGGAGGCGTTGATGTAAACTTAGTTGATGACAACCGACAGTCAGACGGCATGGCTCGACAGGGGGCCTATGCCTCTTGGATGAACAGCGAAGAGAACCAAGCCCTGATGCAGAAGTACGGCATTCCTACCGAGGAGTTCACTAACGAGAAGGGTGATAGATTCAGGTGGACAGGCACTGGCTACGCTAGAACTTACAAGATGAATAGGACAGACTTCGGAGACTACGTTCTAGCCGCTGGGGCTGCCGCACTGATGGCCGCTGCTCCTGCTCTTGCTGCCCAGCTGGTTGCTACTACAGGCATGTCAGCGGCTGCGGCGGGTGGTCTGTCTTCGTCTATCCTCAGCCTAACAAGCCAAGCAGCTACTACGGGAGATGTAGACATCAACCAAATAGTCAACGATGCAGTCAAGGGAGCTTCAGGTGGCGTGTTCGGGGACTTCGGTGAAGGTACTGTAACTTCAATAGGAGACATAGGAAAGGCTGTATCAAATGCCATTAACGAGGTTAGTAATGGTGCGTTTGAACAAACGTACGGAGACGTTGTGTGGGAAGAAGTAGAGCCTTCTGAGGATTCGGAGGGTGAGTACGACGAGAACGGTAATGTTATATTTGATCCTAACAACGTACAGATAAACACAGGAAACTTTGAGACTGTAGTCGAAGAGGAATCAGGAGGAGGCGGTGCTCCTGACCCAACAGACGCATCAGAAGATACGAATTCAAGCACCGTAAACAGTGGCAGTGACAACCAGTACGAGGTCATCGAGCAGGCAGGAGACGGTTCGTGGATTGTTAGAGACAGCACAGACGGAGACCTCTACGTTGTTCAGGGGCAGTATACTATTGGAGACTTCATACCTGAGGCAGACATGGTAGGCTCTCAAGGAGTCGGGGGCGACCTCAATGCCACTGGAACAAACACAGAAACAGACACCACAGGAGATCAGACTGAGGAGACTGAGGATACTGACGTGATTGACGTGATTGACGTCAGCACTGACGCTACTGACGCTACTGACGCTACTGAAGAGACTGAAGCAACTGAAGCGACTGAAGCAACTGAAGCAACTGAAGAGACTGAAGATGGCGACTCAATTACTGATGCCGTAGTCGCAGCGGGTGAAGTTGTAGATGCCGTTACTGGCAATGGAGAGAACGGCAATGGAGAGACCGGAACCAACGGCGACGGTAACGGGAATGATGGCACGGGGGAAGGCGATGGTGGTGACGGCAACGGCGACGGAAACGGCGACGGTGATACCCTTGCCGAGGGAGGCAAAGGGGAAGGCTCTCCTGAGTGGTCTGATTTATTCAGGTACACTACTATTCAGAATCCATCTTTAAGTAAATACGCACCTACTATAGGAAAGGTAAGGAGTATGTTTAATGACATATCTTAAGATAGTCAATAGAGTCCTGAAGCTACTCCGAGAGGACACAGTAGCAACAGTGGCTGATGAAGATGCAGTCGTCCAGCTGGTGTGTACTTACGTCAACGATGCTAAGACAATGGTTGAGGACTCCTTCCACTTCAATGCCTTACGGCACGATTGGGACGAGACAGTACTGCAAGGAGGTGACTTCATTACGCTGAGCGACAGTGGACAGAACCCTACGATTGAGGAGATATGGGGGCCATTCGGTAAGCTCAAGGAATTGCACCCAGCTGACATGCGTAACAAGCGCCTCCGCACTACTGCGCTGGCTACTCCTCAGTACTACGCAGTAGACGGGCAGGTGCAAGGAGATCTACGTATTCGTATCTTCCCTTCTTCTAGTGAGTCTTTTGATCTATCTGTAATTGGCTATAGAAACCAAGATGAACTAACCTTAGATTCTGATAGGTTACTTGTTCCTTCTCAGCCTGTTGTCTATTACGCTTATGCTTTAGCTGCGCGAGAGCGCGGGGAAGTAGGCGGTCAGACATCTGCTGAGATATTCGGATTAGCGGCCCAGTATCTTAAGGATGCCGTCGCTCATGACGCGGCCCTTAACTTATACGAGTGGACTAACTAATGGCACAACAGCTTCAGAACATTCTAGTACGCGCCCCAGCCTTTCAAGGACTCAACACCGAAGACAGCCCCTTAGGTCAGGACCTGACTTATGCACTCTCCGCTGACAATGCGGTGATTGATCGGCTGGGTCGTCTAGGTTCGAGGCTGGCCTTTGCAACAGACACTAAGGTTATAAACACTAATGAGTTAAACAACGTACAGATGGTACGTAAAGAAAAGATAGTTACTCAGATGGGCGGTGGAGACATCAACGGAATCTATCATGTATTAGTTGTGGTTAGGGTAGATCAGTATGCCTCCGACAACTCAGTAGTTCAGACGGACTACTTCTTGTGTGAGCGAGACGGGGACAACCTGAACGCACTTACTCTTCCTATTGATCCTGTTCCTGTGGAGGTAGGCGGTTCTCAGATCGTGTACTTCAACGATGCCTTGTACATATTCAGCTCAGGAAACCCTGCGCTTATCTACGACGGGACTAGTGTTGCAAGCATGGACGACGCTGCGAACTACATACCGCCTCAGGACGATACCGGCATTATTGCTACTAGTGTTGATGGGGACGTGGCCTTAGCAGCTTACGGACGTATGTGGGTAGCCGGAGTGAACGGAGACTACAACACAATCTATTACAGTGACCTGCTAATAGGCACGCAGTGGTACGACGGCAAGGCCACACCAACAGACACTCAGAACACAGGCGGCATCATTGACGTCAGTGAGTACTGGCCTAACGGCGGCGATAGAATCGTATCTATTAAAGCACACAACAACTTCCTAGTAGTCTTTGGTCGTGAGTCCATACTGCTGTATGCTAACGCAGCGTCAGGAGACCCCGCAGGAGCGGACGGTATCTCTCTACAGGACACGCTAAAGAACATAGGAGCTATCAGCAGGGACGCTGTGGTCAACACAGGATCAGACGTACTCTTTGTAGACGACAGCGGCATACGGTCGCTAGGCCGCACCATACAAGAGAAGTCCGTACCGATTGGAGACCTCAGCCGTAATGTTCGAGGAGACATCCGACGTATCATAGGGGAAGCAAACCAGAGGAGGGTATCCCTTAGCTACTGGCCTGCTGAAGATGTTATTGTTTGTCTCTTTCCTGACACAGCACAGGCTTTTGTTATGTCAGCCCTAGCGCCTTCTCAGGCGGGTGGTCTTAAGACGACTAAGTGGAATCGTTGCTTCTTTGAGAAGATGTTCTATTACGAGAACCAAGGTACTACCGAGATACTACTGGGTGGTAACACAAACAGCAACGGCATCCTTAAGTACACAGGGTATAGAGAATGGAACGACAAGCCGTACGAGTTCAAGTGGGCTTCTATGCCACTGGACTTCGGAAGCCCTACTAACGCTAAGCTATTGAAGTCTATTGACTATACTATATTCTCCTTGTTCGAGGAGACCAGCGCTACGGCCCGGTGGGGATTCGACGGGAACCTAACAAGAAAGAAAGCTATTGGTATTGATGCACTTATACCTGCTTATTATAGCGAAGCTACATTTGGAGACACCACCTTCGGGGCCTCTGGCTCTACGATAAGGCGGTACAAGATCAACACAACAGGGAGCGGAGATCTAGTGCGTATTGGATTAGACATTAAGATATTAGGCAATGAAGTAAGCGTCCAAGAGATCAACGTGCAGACGCTCCTAGGGAGACAGTTATGAGTGCGCTACAGACAGCAGCAAATATAGCAGGCAAGGGCCTTGATTGGCTTAATAAGAACAAGAGTGGGATTGCCGCAGGGGCTAGTGTTGCTGGAGGGCATCTGCTGGCTCAAGACCTGAAAGACACAGGCGCGGCAGCTCAGACTCAAATGGGAGCACTAGCCGGACAGCTCCAAGGAGACACGGCCTTTAAAGGCTATGGTGTTCACACGGGTCTGGGCAGGACTCAGGTCCTAGCAGATGGCAGCACGCGTCTAGGCGTAGGCCCTGACGCCGCTATGATGGCAGGGGCAGACGCTGCTTTGTCAGGCGCTAACACAGGCTTCGGAAACGCAGCAGCTGCTGCCTCTGCATTGCAAGGCAACGCTCAGCTAGGCGCAGCTATCAACGGCCTTAACGCAGCCTCTGGTCTCGCAGGCGCTAACAGCAGTAACTCCATGCTAGGACAGGCAACTGGTCTTATGCAGGGCAGCTTACAGGGAGTACAAGCACAGCAGGCCGGGTCTTTCGGGGCAAGTCAGCAGGCCATGGCAAGCGCTATGCAAGGCACGGCAGGACGAGAACAAGACATCTACAACAGGGCTATGGCTATGCAGCAGCCAGCCCTAGACGCCCAGAGAGCGCAGCAGCAGGCCCGTGAGTACTCTATGGGACGAGGGGGTGTAAGGGGTAGTCAGTTCGGTGGAACGGCTGAGGATGCCGCTATGGCCCGTGCACAGGCAGGTGCCATGAACCAAGCAGCTTTCCAAGCTATGGGCCAAGGCCAGCAAGAAATGATGAACCAAGCTAACATGGCTAACTCGTTTGGCATGATGGGCTATCAGGGGCAGCAGGCACAGGCAGGCGTAGGCCAAGGACTAGGAGCATTAGGCGCACAGAACGCACAGCTAGGCCAGTCAGCAGCAAGCTTACAAGGCCAGTTCGCTAACCAGCAGGGTCAGATGGGCGCACAGCAGGCACAGCTAGAGGCACAGCGTGCTCAGATGATGGCAAGTATTGCTAACCAACAAGGACAGCTAGGACTTCAACAGAACCAGCAAGCTTACCTCCCGATGCAGCAGCAGCTACAGGCTCTTCAGGTAGGACAAGGCAACGCAGGTATGGCGCAGTCTGGTCAGATGACAGGCGCTGGCTATGCGGCACAGCTAGGACTCGGCGGTATGCAGGCAGACATCAATGCACAGAAAGCAGCTACAGAGCTGTACGGTAATATGTTCGATAGCATACTTGATAACGTATAGAGGAGACAATCATGAGACAGAGCGGAGGAAACCAAGCTGTCAATCTATCAGGAATGCTTTCGAGTATTGCAGATACATTAGGTAGTGGCTTTGAGATCAACGGTGAATCAGCAGGAGTGGCCCTCGGTAATAACATCCGAGAGGCCGCTAAGCCTGAGCTAGACATGAAAGACCCCGCTAGTATCCGTAAGTATGCTGAGTGGCAGGGACGCAACGGCAAAGAAAAAGAATCAATGATGATGCTTGAGAAGGCCAATGAGGTAGAAGACGCAGCCAATATGCTAGCTGCCGTTAAAGACTCAGCAGTCCACGTCAATCGCGGAGAAGAAGCGGTTGTAGCAGGGCAGACACTAGAGCTTGAGGGTGCTATTGATAATTTAACCAAGAGCCTAGGTCTCATAACAGACGGCGCTACTTACGAGAGAGTTAATGAACGGCTTGACAAACTGAAGGCCCAGAGAGGAACGGCGGCGGACCAGCAAACTGAGGTTTACTCTGATACTGCAATGAGGATGCACAAGGCTCTAAAGGAAAACCCTGATGCGGGTGTCTCATTAGGTCTTAATAAGTTGCTTCAAGATCCCAAAGTAAGAGCAGCGTTCCAGCAGAAAAGAGTTAACGATGTAGCAGCTGAAGGAGCACTACGTGAAGACAATTGGAAGACTGTAGTATCTCAGGACGTCGCAGCGAAACTGAGGGACCTGCGTCCTGAAGAGTTCGAGGAACAGGCGGCTAAGATTGCTAAAGAATACCCTGAGTACGCGGCTGAGATTGACTCTATGTCGTCTGCTTACTTTGAACATGCCAAGAGTACCTCTGCTTTCTATGACAGCTACGCGGAGAGTTCTATAGTTCCTGATATGACAAAGCTAGCGTCTAGAGGAGAAAGCCTAGGCACTGCATACGCGGAGGGATACTCCGAGCTTGTTGGTGAAATAGGTAAGCATGTAAAGACCAACAGCACTGTAGGTAAAGACGGCAAAAGAACATGGAACAGCCCTGCCGACATGCGAAAACACCAGAGAGAACTAGAGGCTCTTCGGGCGTTTGAGCAAGATGCTAGGATGCGAACAGCTGGGGAGGAGCAAGCTGTATCTATCCAAAGGGAAGCACAAATAAACACACACATGGAAAGCATCGAATCAAGCATCAACCAGACTCTTACTCTTCCTCAGCAGGTAGCTTTAGGTGAGGCCGTAGCTGAAAGGGAAGGAGTAGACGTAGAGAAGATAAAGGAGAAGGGAGAGTTCCAGCAGTACGTGGATATAGCTCTTGATGAGCGGCGAAAAGCACAGTCTGCCTATCTGTTTAAGGAACGCAACAGGCTTCAGTATACTCCTGAGGACGTCGTAGCGGAGTGGACTGATGCAGGAAACAAAATAAAAGGAGCTGGAGAGGAAGGCAAGAAGGAGTTCGTAGCGGTTCAAATGGAGATGGGCTATATGGACCATCAGATCGAAGAGGCTTGGGAGCTAGGTGGAGGAAATGCTGAGGATCTTACTGATGCAATAGACAAGGGACGAGCAGAGACGGCAGAAGCGACCGCAACAGAAGCAGACTCTATCGAGGAATTCGTGCCTCCTGAGGCTGGTAGAGAGAAGATCAGTAGGATTCTTGCTAGGCTATATGATAATGTTTCTGCTCGACAGGACTTACTCAGTTCGGCTTATACAGCTGACTTCTCTGATAACAAAACAGACATAACCGTAAGTGGTCTGCCTCTAAAAACCCCTCGCACAGATGTACGTACCCCAGAGCAGATTGCTAACAACGCTGGATTAAGAAGTGAGGTAACCGTAAGTGGTCTGCCCCTAAGAACCCCTAGGACAGACGTACGTACCCCAGAGCAGATTGCTAACAACGCTGAACTAGCAGATCAGGCCCCTACTCTTAAGGGTCTCTTTCAATAGGACTAGGAGATAAAACATGCCTACTATGGCAGAGGTACAGGAAAGACTTAAGAACAACAAGGGCAAGCGAAAGCCTTGGGAGTCGCGGGAGGATTACTCTCCCGTGCGTGCAGGTATCTCTGACTTTTTAGAATCTTCTGTGGGATTAGGAGATGAGGCCGATGCTTTGTTTCGTCGTTTGTCAGGCACAGACGAGACGTGGGACGAGGCACTAGAAGCAAGCAGAGACAACCTAGATTATTTCGAGAGGCACAATGAAGGAATAAGCAAGGCTATCTCTGTAGCAGGCTTCGGAGCAGGTATGCTAATCCCCGGTGCTGGCATGGCTAAGTTCGCTCAGACAGGAACAAAGCTTTCTAGGGCTATCAAGGGTGCTGCATTGGGATCGGCAGAGGGGGCGGCTTACGGGTACGCCTCAGGCCGTGACGAGGAGAGGCTATCTAGTGCTGCCTTCGGTGCTGGCTTAGGTGGTGTAGCTGGAGGTGCTGTTGGTGGCTTACTTACTAAGAATGCTGACGACATCGCCAAGGCTACCGAGAGGTCTCAAGGTCTGGCTAAGGGTGGACACATAGGAGGGGACGACGGGTACTCTAAGCTTGCAGCTTCTGAGAAGGGCGGAGCTATGGACATGTCTACTCAGGATTCTATTAACGCAAGGAAGCGTCAGTACCTCAGTGCCGACGATCAAGTGGAGGGAGTCTCTGAGATAGAGCAGAGCAAGTTCAGAAACACTCTAGATAATATCTTCCTAAACAACAGAGAGTGGGCAGACAAGAAGGTAGGTAATCACTTCGGTTCTCTGATGGCACGAGCTGATCTGGACTCACGCATACGCTCTACTGAAGTAGATGAGGCCATGCATGAGCTTAGCTCTACTAAAGCTGCGGAGATGTTATCACAGGATAAGTTCAAGAAAGCTCTATGGAATCTAGGTCAGCGTTTTGAGTTCGATGACATCCGTGACATCAAGAAGGCAAAGGCTGATGGCCTGAAGCCTGAGCTTAAAAGGAAAGGCAAAGGATTTACTACTGCTCGCATGACGTGGGAGGACGTACGTAAGCTGGCGTCAAACGAGGAAGAGCTACAGGCTCTTGATGAGCTAGAGTCAGTAACTAAGGCTGTCTTAGATACACAGAGAGACCCTAAGCTACGTCTTAACAAGGACTACTTTCCTAGAGAACTACTAGGAGAAATTCCTAAGGGTAAGCACAATGTTCTTGAGGAATACAAAGACCCACTTGTCGGACTCAAGTCTGTCGCTAATGATCTAGCTACTAATAATGCTATGATTGATAACTTCTTTCCTGATAGCACTGCTTACCTCCAGTCTCTGGATGCTTTCCGTAAGACTGCTGCGGGTAAGAAGTCTTATCCTTCTCAGTTAGACGAGACCATAGAAGTAATCAAGCACCAGATGGCAAAGGAAGGAGCGCCTCCCGGAGCTATCGAGAACGCAGGATCTATTCTTCGGTCTAACTTCATAGCCGCACGCAAGGGAGGTGACTCCGCTGGTGCTATCATACGGAAGGTAGCTTCTACAGGACTGCTGGCTAACCTGTCTAACGCTGTCCTGTCAGGCAGTGAGATGCTAGTGTCTCCCATCAATCAGAGCGGAATTAAGGCTACGTTCAAGGCACTGCCGCGTACGCTGAGGTCTGCCCTGTCGGAGAACCTAGGCACAGAAGACGCAAGGCACCTGAGCAACAGCCAGCTCGGGATCTCTAAGAACCACATGGGTGAGATCTCACAGGCTGGAGAGAAAGAACTCACTAAGCAGATAGAGAAAGTCTCCAAGGGCTTCTATGATTTCATGGGAGTCAGTACCGTGAACAGGGCGGGACAGGAGAACATCTCTAACGCTGCCGTCATACGGGGAAAGGAGCTAGCTGGTATCATCTCTGATCCTAAGGCAACACCTGCTGCAAAAGAGAAGGCAATGCGTAGCCTGCGGAAGCACGCAGGAGCGCGTGGGTTCAACAAGCGAGAGATAACTACACTCGTTAATGATCTTAACTCAGGTCAGACGACTAAGTGGGTTAAGTATTTTGCTGGTCAGTCCCGCGATCAATTCCATCAGGTGTCTGCTGTGTCTATGCCTAAGGCGTACCACGACAATCCCAATGGACGTGTGTTCTACTCTATGCTTTCTTATATGAATGGACAGGCTAACTTCCTACGTAGAAACATAGGCTTGAAGCTTATGGATGTGCAGAAGTACGGACTGAATAGCAAGCAAGGAGAGGCAGCTTTCTTAGATGCCATGAAGGAGAGCGCTAAGTACACTGCTACGTTCGGCGTACTGGCAGGACTCTGGGATGACGGGCGTAAGGAGCTGTTCGACGGCACCAACGAGAGAGAGTTCGATGAGCTACTGACGGTAGAGGGCATAAGCAAAGCAGCCTTCAACCAGCTAGCGTCTAACGTCTCTGGTGGTCTTGTTAATGTACGGTCAGAGCAATTCGGAGGACAGCCTTTCGAGCCTATACCTGCCCCTGTTAAGATGATGTTTGATGGCGGTAGTGGTATCTTGAATGCACCCTTCGATGGCGGTAATGACTTAGCTAGGTTCACTCAGTCCTATGTTCCGGGGTTCTCGCAAGCTGATAGGCTCACTCGCATGGCGACAGGCCAGCGTCTGCTTACAGAGGGAGGACAGATGGACCAAGGAATGCTGTACGATTTAATTAATCAGTAATAAGGAGACCTCAACGTGAGCGTCGAGGATATGGAAAGAAAGATAGCCCACCTAGAGAGGACGATCTCAGCCTTAGGGAGCCAGACTGTGATAAACAGCGAGGCTTCCAAGGGTCTGGTTCGTACCTCTGAGGAACGGCTGCACTACATACGTGAGAGATTCGATAAGCTGGACTCCACCGTATCTAGCGCAGAGAGTAGTCACAAGTACTGGACGACTACGCTTCTGTCTGTGGTATTTGCTGTAGCTATATCAGTGAATTACATGTACGTAGAACCAATAGTAGAGAAGCAGGGTCTGATCGACAGGAGGTTGATGGATGCTGAAGCGAAGCTTAATCGTATTATGCACAGTCACGATGATTAGTTGTACTAGTCTTGGAGGGGAGGCACTCAAGCAGGTAGCTGGAGCAGCCATAGGAGAGCGTAGAGCGGCCATAGAGGCACGAGTCAACGCAGGGAAGGGTGAGGCAGCGGGTGACCAGAGCGTCGCTCAGAACGCCAATACGGCCCTCTCAGGGCAGGTCAATACCACCAGTGACTACGGGGATGTGGGGAAGGTAGTCAACGAGTCAGGACTAAAGCTGCATGAGTTGCTGCTACTAGTCCTGCTCGCTGGCTGGGCGATACCGTCGCCGTCGGAGATGTTACTTAGTATGGTACGTGTAGTACGTAATGCTAGGTATGTATGGAAGCATCAGCCTCCACCCTAGCATCCGCCGCCAAAGGTTAGGCTGTCGCATTCGGCAGTCTCTTCCTCTGGTTCTTCAACGACCACCTCCTCAGTGCATTCCTCAGAAGCACCACCAAAGGTTAGGCCTCCGCCTACGCACGTCTCAGTGACCTCAACAGTAGGCACTAGGGCGCGTATGTCAAAGCCACCCTCGTTGAAGCGAGTGAACTCCCATACCTGTCCTTCGCTCACGTAGACACGAGAACCGACAGGGAGGTCTAGCTGTGTCCCATCATCTAAGTACAATGTAGCTGCTTGTGTAGCTGATGCTGTTAATAATAATGCTAATAAAAAGTTCTTCATTCTTTCTCTCCGTTGTTTGCGATCCGACCTAAGTCGGTGTGTAGTCGAACGCGGAAGTATTCCTCCGCACGTTCTGTGTAAAAGTTCTTCATCCTTACATCTAGTTCCTCCCATGATTTGTTAGTCTGAATACGGATGTTGACGCCTCGTTCTTCAAACCACTGAAGATATCCGTCACGTGCCGTCTCTTCTTTAATCCTCATTTAGATCCTCCTTGATCTTCTCTAGTACAGCCAGAAGCATGTTCCTTTCTATTAGGATTCCGCGCATGTAGCTATGGCAAGCCATGATGTAGAAGCCAGCAGCGATCAAGCCGCCAGCCCCTACACCTAATGCCCATGTTGATACAATCATTCTGCACTCCCTACTATCTCACATACCCCACCAGTACAGGCAAGCTCTTGACTGCTAGTCGTTGTATCCTCTAGCTCATAACTAGGGAACACTGACCAGTCCACATCAGGGAAAGCCTTGACAGCCTGAAGGTATTCTTCTTCTGTCGTCTGCTGGTACGGTGCCTGTTGGTACGTACCGTTATCATATGGCAGCATACTAACACCACTCATAATATCCCAGTTGTCCCATACCCACTGCATCATACCGAGGTAGTTGTCATCCGTGTAGTACACAGTGATGCTGGGCTTGTGCTCACACCACGCCTCTTGGTAGATCTTCCATAGTCGTAGTTGCTCCAACGCATCCTGCTCGTCCCTCGTCACCGCTGTATCTGGTGTCTCGATAGGGAAGCTGAAGATGGTTGTCGTGTCCGGCTTCATGACACACGGCTCATTAGGTACGCCTTGGTCACGCATGAAAGCGGTCATTGGATCCTTGTTATCCTGTCGCACTGTACGTGTGTAGTACCTAGAGTATGCAGGGTGAATGCCCTGAGCTGCACAAGGCTAGCTGGCTCACCGTACCACTCGGCTTGACACACGTGATGGCTACAGACACAGGGATCTTCAGCTGCTTAGCCCACTTCTTGTTCACTGTGATAGCGTGTTCCCGCATGGTGGTTAACCATTCGGTTAGCTTCTCGTCGCCTTCGCTGCCGTTAAGCACAGGGTGATCCATGATGCCTGTTAAGCTCACACCCAGCAGCCTCTCCTCCTCACAGTTGTCCTTCCATATCTTACGCAGGTAGCGGAAGTCAGTCAGAGTGGACTGCAACGTACCAAAGATAGTAGCAGCGTCCACCTTGTGAAGCAGATCAGCTAAGCTGTCGTCACTTCGCACGATAACCTCGGATAGATTGCAGAACTCAGACGGTCTAAGGATGATCTCGCTGCAAGGATTACAGCCCCACTTGTGTCCGGTCTCTCTGCGTCCGTGTGAGTCGATGATCTTATCCGCAGCTTCACGGTTGAAGAACCCTCGCTCCCCACTGTAGCTTTCGTACAGGGCCTTGGACTGGTTCATGTAGAAGTGGAAGTCAGGCTTCTTCTCGTAGCAGGCTGAGTTGTTAGCCAGCGCACGTTGCCCGTCTGTATTCCACCAAGCACCAGACTTAGCTGTAGCCATGCGATCAGAAGTAGGGGACGATAGGGATATGAGGGCTGAACGCCTGACCCCGCCCACTACCACAATGGCAGCACACTTACAAATGAGATCGTGTGCCTCAAGGTCTGTCAGCTTACGGCCAGCAGCCTTACGGAACAGAGCTACTGTGAAGTTGAACAGATCCACCAGCGGAGCAGGGCCTGACGCACGACCACCAAAGGTCTTGAGCTTAGCACCAGCAGGGCGTACCTTACTCACGTCCCACGTAGGTACCTCACCAGTCCACAGCATAGCGAGTAGCTGCTTGAATGCCTTAGCCCAGCCCACCTTGGAGTCAGCAACAACAATCACTGAGTCCGTATCGTGGAACTCCTCAGCCACGATGGGTAGCTTAGCAACCTCATCACGCTCACAGCTGAAGCCCACGCCTGTCCCGCAAAGTAGGATGTACATGCATTCATCGAAGGCCCGAGGGTGATCGACGCTGAGGTAGGCACAGTTGTATCCAGCTACGTGGTCACGATCTAGCGCAGGGCCAGCAGTCATGAGAGCGCGCATGCTAGGCACAACGTCCAAGTCCACGATCATCTTACGTAGGGTGTTGGCTTGCATGCTACTGAGTACACCCTTGTCTTTCCAGTAGTTAGTATAGCGAGAGCACGTCTCGTCCCATGTCTCCCGACGTCCAGCATACTCGATCCATCTGGCGTATCGGGACATGGCTATGAAGGTTTGATAATCATTCATGAAAGGTCCTTGTAGATTGCAATACAGAAGAGGACTAGCATCCCAGCTAGCCCGGCGAATAGTCCAAAGAAGAAGCAGCTCATAGTATCTTCCTAGCAAACACACGGTCAGCCAGATGGCTGTTGTAGCAGTGCTCTAGCTGGAAGAAGAAGAGAGCATCAATGAATCCAACAGCTCGTACCCTGTTCTCCCGCCAGCATCTACCGCTGAGTGTTTCGTTAGGATCGCCGAAGAACACAACCGCGTTAAGCAATTGCGATAGTGCTGTAGCAATGTTAATTAAGTACATCATCGCTTCAGTTCCTCGGGGTGATTCTCTAGCATGTGCAACATCTGGATCAGGTTACATGCAGCGTGTGCTATGTGGCTACGTCCTGACTCGTCGTCGTTGTCCTCACCAGCTTGCCATGCAGACATGTGTCTCTGTAGACAGGCGAAGCTAACCTCCCAGCTGGTAGGCTTGAGCCAGTTGCCACGCTCGTACTTGCTAGCTCCGTACTCCAACACCTTAGCCACCTCTGCGAGTGCAGCCATAGGGATCAGTGAGTAGTCGGGCTTGCCTGTGTTGTGGCGTAGGCTCCGGTTAGGTTTCATGTAGTTCATCATACGTGCATCGTACTCGTCGTGTGCCTTACGCTTACGCTCAGCGCTGGACTCGAACGGTGTGTTCCTGTCACACTTAGTGGATGGTGTCATCGTCGTCCTCCCCGTAAACCTCAGTGTACTCATCATTGATTATAGAAGTTACTAAGTCCCACTTAGCGAAGTCAAGAATGGTAGCCATACGATTCATCTCTACGTTACTGTGCTGTATAGTGGGAGTTCCTTTTAGCTGTATGATTATAATTACCTCAGCTTCTATACCTTCCTCGTCCTCGTGGATAGACATGAAGTCAGCCGCTGATTGAAGCACGTCAGATGCAGGCACCATCGAAGGTTTCTCTCCGAACTTTCCCTCGATTACCTTAAGCTTCTCGTCGTCACTCATAACTCGTCCCTCTCTTCACACCAGTCCACGATGTAGTCCTCCAGTGCATCCACTAGCTCAGCTGCGGAGATGCCTAAGGTGTCTACGATCGCATCGGGGTCTAGTTCTTTTAGTTGATTCATTGCGTCTAAGAAGTCCATTAGATTCTCCGCACCTTCTTACCTAGGTTCATGTATTCAATGTGTGGCTCGCCGTCGATGACAACACCACATGCAATGATGGGCTTGTTAGCGAAGTGCTTGCCGTATGCAAACGCCATGTGTCTCTGGTCAACACCGCAGCCTACGCCCATACCCCATACCAGCTCCTGATCGGTAGCTGTAGCAGAGATGCCAGCGTTACTGTGGTTGTGACCTGAGACTGTGCAGCGCATACGTTTCTCGGCATCCTTACGGAATCCGTTGATGCCACCCGCTGTCTCTCCGTGGTGGTAGAGCACGTCGTCTATCTCTAGTTGATCGGCAACAGTCCAGCCCTCAGGCATACCAAAGAGATCCTCAATAGGGCGCATGAAGATGTTAGGCTCCATGCCCATGGCTCTTAGCTGACGTGCGGGAATGCGGTCGTGGTTGCCTTGGATGAGCGTGGCTTCGGGGAAGGCTTTGTACCAATCCTTAGCTCGTTCATACGCTGACTCATACTCCCCGACCACGTTGTGCAGCATAGGCTCACTATCGTGGAAGCTAAGGCTATGATTGTCAAACATGTCACCAATGTGTACAACAGTGTCCACATCCCATGCTTCAAAAGTTTCAATACAGAAGTCAAGGTAACCCTCCAGCTCGTACGGTAAGTGAGTGTCTCCGATGATCCCTACGCGGCTCATAGTCCACTGCCTGCGTTGAGGTAAGCACCAACAGCTAGCACACCGAACACAGTCATGCCCATTAATGTAATAAAGATAGCCTCAAAGTCTGGTTCTTTCATCTTGTTTTCCTCATTAAGTTCAGCGTCTAAGTAAACTTGTTCAATGTCATCTCGGTACCTAAGTCCAAGCGCCTTACGCTTAGTAGCTATAGATCCGAAGGGTCTACCTAGTCTTTCAGCTTGGTCTTGTATGCTCAGTCCCATGATGTGAAACGTAGCTAACTTATCTAGTTCGTGTTGCTCCCATTCGCGTCCGTTCATCTTCTCTTTCTCCGCTTGCGTGGTTTGTCGTGTGTTGGATGGATGGGATTGTCCGTGTAGTCCTCTTGCCAGTAGCCCAGTAGGTTACCGACGAACTCAACCGGATCGTCTCCCTTGCTCCGCTGCCCAGCCCAGTGAAGTATCTTACCTTCAGCGCTGTTGCAGCTCCTGTGTAGTACCTGTCGTACATGTCCCGTAACGTGGCAGTGGTCTAAGGCTGCGTCCTCAGGCAGCAGCTCTAGGTTACACAGAGGACAGAGATAGTTCTGATCCTCTAGTAGTTGCAGTCGGTACGGCTTTAGCTCTCTCGTCTTTAGGGTGTCCACATCTGTCCCTCTTCTCTTCGCATCCATAGCGCCTGTCCTATGTTAAGCAGCCACCTATCCACTGTCTCATCCATACTGTCCAGACACATACCTAACTCAGAATACCCTGCACAGTAGACAGAGCGCACGTAAGCATACATCTCGATGGGAGTCTCAAGCTCTTGGATCGGAGCCTTAACCTTAGGCATAGCTTTCTTACCGACCATCTTGAACAGTCCCGGTATCCCGTCTGTCGCATCTCCGGTTAGCATCTGAGTATAGAAGAACCTATCAGCCTCTACCTCACTGACATAGTACGTGTCATCCTTAACCCAGTTGAAGTGCCATCCCGGACAACCGTCTAGGTCTTTGTCTACCGTGGCGATACCATGCCCGTGCTGTACGGCAGCGATAGAAAGAGCGTCATCCGCTTCTTGTCCTTCCTGCACCTCAGCACCGAACTCGGTAATCATGTAGCTTCGGATCTCTTTATAGAACGTAGGCTTACCTGCGTCCTTGCGGTTAGCCTTGTACTCGAAGCAGTCCGCTGTCACTGCGTACCTGAAGTTGTTCTTACCTGTCAGGTAGATCGTACCTTCTTCTCCACATGAGTTAATGATGGACTGGAGAGCGGCCTTCGTGGCCGCGAGTGTATCCTCCAGTGAGTCCTCGTTCTTGTCGGAGGCAAAGCCGACTCTATAAACTACGACATCTCCATCTATACCCCACTGTTTAGGCTTGTCCATAATGCCTCCTTAAATAATCAACAGCCCTCTGAAGCCCAGCAACATCATCACCTAGCTTACCGATGGATGCGTTACAGTTCCAGCACAGCACACCTCTGAACTTCATGGTGTCATGACAGTGATCGTAGTTTAGTTTCTCTTTACTACCACATAACTCACAGCTATCTGAGGTAGCCATAGCTTCAGCGTATTCCTCAGGGGTGCAGCCTAGCTTCTTCATTAGCTCACCCTTCTGCATGGTAGTACCCAGCTTCTCCTTGCGCTTACGTCGCCGCTCTTGTGCATACTCCGCACCGCATGGCTTGCAGTAGGAAGCGGAAGGGGAAGCCAACGGCCTCCCGCTCTCGCACTTGGGACACTCTCGCATTACAGGACAGCAGCAGAGTCATACGTCTCATCTTCATCTTCGCTCTCGTAGGTAACGAGGTCAATGATGTCAATGAATGCAGCCCGTGGGTTGTCACTCTTGTCTGCGACGATACGTACCACAGCCTCTGAACCATAGCCTATGCGTGATGCGATAGGGTCTAGTACCTTAGCCATCTCCTTACCTGCGTCGTCCTTACCGCTGACAATAGCATCCTTACCGTCGATCTTCACCTTGATAGGGTAGCTAGAAGCAAAGCCTGTGTACTTACCTGCCTCAGGGTATGCCTCGTTGAACTTAATACGCTTGTAGCCTAGCCCTGCGTCCTCACCGAAGCGCTCCTCGATAGCGTCAACCGCTGCATCGCTGAGGTTAGTGAGTCGGAACTTGTACATCGGCTTGCCCTTACCGTTGAAGTCATCAGCCTCAAGCAAGTGCATGAATGAAAGCTTGCCGCGTACTGTTACTGAATCAGATTTGATAGTCATAGATTGTTTCCCTTAGTGTGTGTCAGCCCATGTTAGGCCAGAGTTTGTATCGCCAGCAAGAGGACAGCGCATGTTGAGATCAACACCTGCCTGCTTGATAGCATTACGGAAGACGACGCCGACCCGATCCGCGTAATCCTCCGGTACTTCTATCTGGAACTCATCATGTACCTGCGCCACCAGTCGGTAGGGTAAGCCCATGCTGTCCAGCTTCTTGCTTGCAATCACTAGTGCATACTTCATTACGATAGCACCAGCGGATTGTAGTAGGGTGTTAAGGGCAGCGTGCTGTGAACGGACATGTATCTTCCTGCCATCTAGGCCCGGAAGTACGCCGTCTTTAGCTGCCACCTCTTGCACCTTGTCGATCAGCTTAGCTAGGGATGGTGTCGAGGATAGGAATGCTTTCTTAAGCTGTCCCCCCTTGCGCTCACCGCCTCCTGCTATCTGGCCGATCTTCTCATTGCCTGCCCCATAGAGGAAAGCATAGATGAATGTCTTAGCTTGATCCCTTGTTGCTAGTCCTGCTGCCTTCTGGTTGTACGTGTGGATGTCTCCGTTCAGTATTAGATCTGTGTACTTCTCGTCCTTCATGTAATGCGCTAGCATCCTCAGCTCTAAGCCACTGGCATCTACGCCGACTAGCTTGTAGCCCTCTGGTACGGTGAAGCATTCGCGGTACTCCTTGTCACTAGGTATCTGTGCTAGGTTAGGTTTACTGTGGGTCATACGGTTAGTGATAGCACCGCATGTGTTCACACGCCCGTGTATCCTGCCGTCGTCTGCCACTGCATCTATCCATGAACGCAGCATGCCAAGCCTCTTGCTTAGCGTAAGGTACTCTAAGACCAGACCAGCCTCAGGTATAGCTGACTGTTCCGCAAGGGTTGTCTCGTCCACCTTCGGTTTACCTGTCTCTGTGAAGGTCTTCCATACTGCACCCTTGCTTTCAAGACGGCTTGCAACTTGTTGTCGAGAACCGGGGTTGAATACCGTGATCTTATCCTTAAGCGGCTTGCCAGTCTTTTCACTCCACCGCTGCTCCACAATGGGCGGAAACACCTCTTGAAGTTCATTCTCTATCTCCTTCATGCGTTGCTCATGTGCGTTGAACATCTCACACCCACGGGAGAAGTCGAACATGAATCCATTCTCCTCCTGCTTAGTGGTCAGCCTACGTACCTCTTGCTCATTCTCTAGGCTGGCATCACTGAAGCCTAGTCTCTCGTGTTTAGATTTAAGGTAACGATACACTGACCATGTAGCTCGGCAGTCTTGGATGCAGTAGTCTGACATCCGCTCGGTGAGTCCGTGGTCGAACTCGGCTGGGTCGAAGTCGTCCTTGAGTTCTTCTCCGGAGAGTAACGCAAGATTCTTAAGACTGTGACCACCATCAAGATTAGGCTCAAGCAACCGAGACCAGCAGCAGGTATCAACCACACGCTTATTCCAAACACATCCCCATACCTCCTTCAGTCGTGGCAAGTCGAAGCCTATGCCATTGTGCATTATTATCTCATCAATCCCAGCCAGTGCTTTGTATAACTCGTCGGGTGTTGTTGCCAGTACGTGGTCTCCATTCTCGTACACGACTCCCGCGCACCAGATATGATTCCATGCTAGGTTCGTTTCTATATCGACCACTGCTCTCTTGATATGCCGGTACATGGGCATGCTCCTCATCCTGTTTAGTTTGTAGTTCTAGTACGTACGCTCCCATCTTACTCACAGTATTACATCCTCCTCCTCTGGTGGTGTGTACTCGCTTAGTCTGCCTGTCTGTCCGCTGTACAGTAAAGCCCCTGCTGGCCCAGTGATCCCACTAAACCTGTTCTTAAGGACTCGCATTGTAGTTGTGTTCCGTTCAGTAGCATCGTCTGCTTGCCCGTTCCGTTCCAAACCAATAACAAAATCAGAAAGCTGTGCAATAGAAGCACTGCCCCTAAGTTGCGCCACTGATGTGACCGCTCCTTCCTCATGCGCTTTACCCTCCGGTCGTTTCAAGTGTGACACCGCGAACAGCGTGATGCCTGTGTCCTGCGTTAGACTGCGAAGCTTAGTCATGATCTCATCCAATGCCTTGCGCTCGTCGCCGTGCTGGCCTCCCGATACGAGGATAGAGATGTGATCTAGTATGATTATCTTACAGTCCAGAGCCTTAGCCATGTACCTAACACGAGCCACGACCTGATCCACTGTCGCTCCGGTGTCGAAGCTAGCGTCCATAATCATGAGCCTGTCGTCTCCGAACACACGCTCGAAGCTGTCCTTGTACTCCTGTGAGCCACGCTGTACCGTAGAGGTAGGTAAGTGCACAGGAGTGCTTAGGTCTACACCCATGAAGCCCTCAGCAGTGCGCTCTATGCTCTCCTCCATGAACAAGCAGCCTATCTTGTGCTCGGTAGTGTTCTTCACGTGCATGACTAGCTCACGCAGGATAGATGACTTACCTAGACCCGAGCCAGCACACACGGTGATGAGTTCAGTAGGACGGAAGCCGTACGTCAGCTTGTTCAGTGCCTCCCAAGGGTAGTCACCCGTGGCAGCGGGTCGGTCAGCGTTGAGCCTCTCCCATAGGTCGTCCTTGCTGATGATTCCCTCAGGTACGAAAGCGGCAGCAGAAAAGAAAGCACGAGTGAACTCCTCAGTCTTACCCTTCTTGAGGTAGTCGCACGCGTCCTTACCTACCGATGCGTCCAGCTTCATGATGCGTAGCTTACCTGCGAACACGTCAGCTATCTTAGCTATCGCCTCCTGTCCTGCGTTGTCTGCATCAGGACAAAAGACAATCTCCTTGTACCCATCTAGGAAATTATAGGAAGCCTTCACATCCCGACCAGCAGCGGCAGCTCCACCCTTGAGGCTAACGACCGCAGTCTTGCTGCCAAACATCTGGTCAGCAGCCAAAGCGTCTAGCTCTCCCTCGGTTATTACTATTCTATTCTGGTCGTGATTGCCGAAGCGTTGCTGACCGAACAATCCAGCAGACTTGATGTCCCCTACTGCACGGAAGCCCTTGGGAGAGACAGTCCGTAGCTTGAATCCTACGGGTTCCGTGATTCCCTCAGCAAAATAAGGATACATTTGGACGTTACCATCCACAATGACACCGTACTTAGAGCAGGTTCCTGTGGTTAGCGACCTATCTGGGATAGCTGTAGCTCCCTTAGCATTCCAGACTCTAATTAATCTATCTAGTTCTCCACCTGATGTAAGCGTTACATGACTCACAGTAGACTCTCCTTGTTTGTGTGTGTTGCAGCTAAAGCAGAAGCTATGACCGTCATCGTAGGTGGCATTAGCATCTGAGCTACCGCATGAATCGCAAGACCCCTTACTAATAAGGGTAGACTCTTCCATTTTGTTCTCCTAAGTGTAAGCTTAAGCTGAGTAAGAATTAATACTTAATTACTCAGCCTCAGAAAGCTTAAGTAGTCCTTATACCTATGGGTAATTACGGGGCAAGAGGGGTATGTTGACGCTTTAATGTCTTAATAAACAAAGACTTAGCAGCTTCAGCCTCCTCCTCGGTGTCGAAGTCGCCAATACGTATAGCCTTCCCAGACACCATGACCCTAGCCCTGTACTTTGTGTCGTAGTCTAGCCTCGTCCTGTCCTCAGCAGAGCTTCCCATCGCCACGTTACTAGTAGTCTCTAGCATTAGATTGTCCCAGCTAAGATCAGACAGGTCGCCATTGATACAGTGTATCGTTGCATCCTTGGGGTCGATGCCTGTGACGAGCATGTATACAACACGGGAAGTAGCAAACAGACCACCATCCACCTGCGTCTTGAGCTTGCCATCTTTACGTACCGTGTAAGCCTCTGTACCGCTAGCTGAGCGTCCTCGGGCCACAGCCCATACCAATGTACCAGTCTCGGGATCGTAGCTGAGAAGCGCATTCAGGCGCTCCTGAGAGGGCATGTCCTTAGCGTTAGACTGTGCCTTACTTAGCTTGACACCCTTGGCTTCCTCCTCGATAGCCCGTGTCACCCCTCGGAACTCCTGCATACCACGCCAGCGCAGCATGTACGCCTTGTGCTCGGCATACTTCCGGTAAGCCTCCGCCTGTACCTCACCTAGGTATAGCTGCACCTGAGCGTCACTCAGTCCGCGCCTGTGCATGTCACCCCGCAGGTTAGGGTTACGCAAAGCCTCGAAGAACGCCGCAGTTCGTCCCTTGTAGGCGCTGATGCCTTCCATATAGAACAGACCTACACTGGCGTCCTCTCGGGAAGCGTCCTGAATTGCTGCGTCAGCCTCCCGACTCTCGACACTTCCGACATTTATTTCCACGTTTCGAGGGGAGTTAGACTCACCCGACTCCGTGTCTAGCTCAGAGGGTAGCTCAGCCTTGTGCATATGCAGCCAGTCGATACAGTCCTGAGCCTGATCCTTGCCCATGTTGCTGGGCTTTCGGTAGTACATATGCCTTGCAGGAATAGTGGGGTCACGCATCATTTTGGTGCGCTGCTTCCGGTCTACTGGCGTCGATGCCATAGCCGCAGTGAACCCACGGAGATTACCGATAGAAGTCAACTTGTGGTTTATGTTGTCCTGTTTTAATTGCTGTGCGTCCAGCGTGTCGCCTTCGTAGCCCTCGAATAGCTCAGAGTTCATGCCCTATTTCCCCCATTAGTTTAATGAATCCGTGAAAGTCCAGAGCAGAATCGAATGTCTGCATGAACATGAATAAATCCTCCTCCGTTATCCGCTCCTCTCGGAAGTCTATAAGCGACTGCCATAGCTCAGCCCGTTGTGTCTGGCGACTCAGTGCGGCACCGTATCGGTCGGTAGGTACGCGCAGCACCTGTCCTAAATCGCTGTGATCGTTAGGGTTAGCGCGTGCGTCGTCGATTGCTGCCATTAGTTCTTTTGCAAAGTTCATTTTGTGTACTCCGTATATTCTGTGGGGTGTGTCCATGATGGGTCGTTAGTGCTCACTGTGGTGCAGCCAGTAAGTAATAAAACTAGAAGTAATCTCATGCTGTCTGCTCCTGTAAGCGTCTGTATTGGTTACGTGCGATAGAGTCCAAGTCTTCCTCTTGGAATTCGTCAAGGTTGTGCTGTATGGCAGCGTACGACAGAGCCTCAGCCCATGTGTAAGCGCCACGTTTCATGGTGACTGCCGTAGTGACAGCCGCTAGCATATCATTCGTCATCTGTCTCTACTCCTTCAGCTAGTATCTTAACCAGTAGTGCATCAATCCTCCGACCCGCTGTAGCGTATGCAAACGTCGCACCCTGAGCTACTTTATCATCGGGTAGGTCAGCATTTAGGCGTCTGCTATGTTCAATGTGACGCAGCATACTCTGCAGCTCCATTGCTATTTGTAATTGGTTCATCGTCCTGCATCCCTCCGCTCTGTATTATACATAGTACAATTCACCGCCGATATGTATTGTACATAGTACATTATGCATCCCTCCAAGCTTCGTATATTTCATCGGCACCATTGTCGGTGCGGTACATATCAATGGCTGCGTCGAGCAGATCGTCCTGTACCATGTCCGGCACTTCGTCCACGTCGCACACGTTGTCATCAATGAAAGCTAGACACGTAGAAAAGTCTGCGTCCCCGTCATCATGTACAGTAACCCATGCCTCATAGGTTACGCCGTCGACCATCACTTCAGATAAGTACTTCATTCTTCGTTCTCCTTATAGATGTCAGCCATACGCTTGCAGTGGCTCTCGACTAGACGATAGCCGGACGCTCTACCCTCTAGCCATTGGACGTGCAATTCACCCAGCTCAGTGTCATTAGCCGCTTTGGCATCCTGTACCGCGTAGCTTCCGAATAGCTCAGACACCGCCATTAGCTGGTCGTATATATCCTTATTCATCATAGTTCCCCTGTCAGCACGGCATACACCGTGATGTAGAATAGACCCGCGTATATTACAACGCGAGCCACATGATTCAAACGCTCTCGATCTTTACCTGTCATTCTGCAAACCTCTTGCCTATTTCAGCGTCTAACCAGTTGAGTACAATATCCTCGACGTGCGATACAGCGCCACGCTCTCCCTTGTCTGGTGCGTTGTGATACAGCCATTCAAGGTCATGCGCTATGCGTTTGAGTACTTCTTCCTTTTCACCTTTCATTGTGGGTTCCCTCCGCAACATGTACATGGGCAAGTAGCTGCCACCTCAGACGCCATGAACTCTCGAATGGAATCCTTCTCATATCCTAGGGCGCGGCCCATGGTGCGTTGCAAGCGCTGCCGTGCGGCGGCACCGGTGCGTGTAGCAGTAGGATAGCCGTCACCTACTAGCGTTAGCTCTATGGCCCATCCTTGCATTTCTTCTTCAGTGTCCGCCACGATTAGGAAGCGGTTAGCCTCCCCGCTCTCGCCTACTCCGTCAATGATAAAGGTTGCTAGACCCAGCTCACCAGCCGTAATGGCTAGCGTAGTGAGCGCTACTGCTGATTTCTCAGAGTCTGCAATGGCTAGCGTTCGATTGCTGTTTGGGTTTGCAACATCGGTTATGTCGCGAATGATTTGGTTAGTGTAGTTCATGTTATGCCCCTGCCTTGTTGAATGATAGAAAAACGTTTGCCATGGGTCGCTCGTCGCACCATTTATGAGCGAACGTCTCAGCTGCACTAAAAGCCGGTGTTTCGAAACTCTTCCAGCCGTCAATCCTCACCTCCCATAACTTAGAGATAGTGTTGAATTCTACTAACATAAACTTCTGGTGATCCCTCATGGATTGACCTCCTTTCCTCGTTGGTTGTTGTTTGTAGCTTCCTGTTATGCCCACCTCAGGGGCATTTCGACCAGTAGCTAGCTGGTCTCATCAGATAGGATTTCCTGCAAGTAGTACTTCACCCTTTCGGGTACAGACGTCCACTCCAAGCGCTCTTAAGCGGCTCATGGTTGTTCGGGTGGGCCAGTTGCGGAGCGTGTTGACCATGACCAGTGCTAACCCGTTGCGCTGTACTGTGGCGATATGGTGACCGTGCAAGAACACATCCGACCCGCCTGTACTCTCGACGAAGTCAACCCGCGTGTTGTCCTTTGACCAATCCCTAGCGCTCTCAATAGCCTCTAACATTTCCTTTTCGATAAGTCTCATTACACAATCCTCATTAGCTCAGCCGCTTTTTCTTCAGCTTGCCATTTAGTGTCAAACCTTACGATCTGGATGCCGTTGCACATCACGTCCCACATCTTAAGACCGCTCTTAACTTTCTCGACTGTAATGCTCATTTGTAGATTCCTTTTGGGTTGACTTCAGAGTTTAGCTTTCGTACGCCCCGTCTTTTCAGACTTAGTAGCGACTCGGTTATAAATGTCGTACTTGGCATATGCTGCGGCTGTACGTGCAGCTCTATGGCCTCTGTTTAATGTTGCATCGTGTTTCATGTTTCGGCCCTCCGTAGACCTCTTCAGTGACGCGGTAGCAGCGCCATACATGAACCCCCATACATTACTTACTAAGTATCATCGTGGGCTGCATCGCCGCAGCCTAGTGCGCAGTGTGGCTATCCCCGCTGAACGGTTAAGACTCACACCCTGACCTAGTAGTTAACCTATGTTTAACTAGACTCCTTCCGGAGGGGGTTTCCCAGTCTATCCCTCTCGGGGCTGGCATCTGATTCAGGGCTCAGTAGGGCCGATGTAGTGAATCTTACGTGGTACTTTCGATCTTGTCAACCCTTTTAACGATCAGCTTGAAAGGCGATCAACTCTTGGTGGGTCTACCGCTGAACTTCCCGATGTGGGTACGTTCAGCCGATGAGTGCATATTAGGGCATGCAGACCATGGTGTCAACACCTATTAGAACTTTATTTATATTTATTTTATGGTAGTTGGCAGTACCACAATGTCTTATATTATGCACAAATAACTATCCTATAGATCAATACATAAGACATACATCACAGGGCTGGATGGGCATGGCATAGGCAAGGCATCGGATAGCGTTAGCGCTTGCCGCACGTGCCATGCTCCCGCGTGCAATTGTTCCACGAATGTTCCACGAATGTTCCACGAATGTTCCACGAATGTTCCACGAATGTTCCACGCTGGAGTGCGTTCCCTTTTGGTACTCACTGGCGCGGATCGGGGGCGGCGGGGGGCCTGTGCGGACTCGTGAATCG